TTGTGCAATTTTTGTTGAATACAACTCAATTAAATCCGTAAGTGTGTTTAATTGATTTTGTAATACATCTTGTGTTTGTTCTATTTTTAAACGTTCATTAATTTGTTTTTCTAATTCAATTTGTAAATCATCAATTTCTTTATTTAATAGAGGTATATTAGAATTTAAATTGTCTAATTCAATTTGTAAATCTTTTTGAATTTGAACCTCAGTATCATATATATCTTTTGGTATTAGATTTTTTTTTGATTTATTTACGTTTGGTATTAATTCCGTTACTTCAACATCTATTGCTTTAGCCAATTCTACATTATCAAATTTTGAGTTAACTAAGGGATTAAATATCAATGTACTGGCTACGTTTGTATCGGAAACATAGTTTATATTATAATCGTTCGTCACCATTGCCTGTGACCCCAATTCCGTTAATATTTTATTTAGGTCATCTTTCCTTTTTTGTAATTGGACTGCAGTTGCATTTTCTAAAGATGTTAATGCCATTATTCTACTATTTTAAATGTCAATTTATCATCTATTATGTCCGTTATTCCATTTTGTAAAATTTTAATCTTTAATCTATAAACTCTATCTGCTGCATATGTCGATGTATCTAAATTGAAATAATTAGATGTACTATCACAACTCAATTTAGAATAATCACCAAATGGAACTATTATTTCGTTTGTTATATAATCTTCAATTTGATAATATGTTGAACCCGATGGTAAGTATTTTGCTTGGTCATATCCAAATGTTGTTCCAAATGTTTTATATGGAAACATATCTCTACCTTTGACTCTTATTTTAATTTTGGTATCTTTACTATATTCATTTTTCAAATTCGTAACTACAACCTTATAATCATCACTTGCTGAACCCGTTACCGGTGTTAAACTTCCAGTTACAAAAGAACTATCATCCCAAACTAATTCTAATTTAGGTTCATATATTGTATTTGTTTCCTTAGAAAAGAATTTAAGAACACCATAATCCAAACCATCATTGTCTGTACTAATTGACGCCGATGTATGATGGTGTAATATGATACCATCATTTGGTAATCTATTTGAACCACTAATCCATAGTTTTACAATATTTGTTACATCCATTCTAATATCATCTGGTTCATTACTGAATGATTGTGATGCAATTGATGCACTATACCATAAACCACCACCACCATTTAATATAGAAGATGTATCCGTTTGAGCAGGATAGGAACCTGATATGTCTTGCCACTTCGAAGAACCATTCAAATAATACCAACTAACACCATCCGATGTTATGTTGTCAAATTTAGTACCAGTTCCCATTTTCCAACTTCCAGATACGGCATTTGCATAAATTGAATACTCCAATGGAATTTCTTCGGAATTTGCAGATTTAAGATTTAAAAAAACAGAATAACTTCCTGTTCCTATACTTTCTACAATTGATTGTGAAATTTGTGTTGTATTAAATTTAATTAAAGTTCTAGCTATATCCATAGTAGAACCATAATAAAGTTTACCTACTTCTAATATCTCATCTCTACCTGCATTTTGTTCAGGTTGTTGAAGATATATACTCGCGTCAAATGATGATGTAAAAAATTTATGCATTATAGTGCCCTCCCTTTTATGTCTTTGTTAGGAAATTTAACTTCAAATATTGATGGGTCTAAAGACGGATAGACAATCTTACCTTTAGTTGCTTCATCTATATTATATTTATTTGGTGAATAACTTCCAGCATCACCACATAGATTTGAAATTTTTACGGATGGTACACTCATAACTCCCTCTACATTTGCAAGAATTAATTCTATTTCTGAAATGTTTATTGGTTTATTGAATGTCCAATTATCTATATTAAAATAATCTTGTAATTGAGTTAAACAATTTGTAATGACTTCTCTTTTGTTAAAATTTGAATAACATATAATTTCAAAATCACAACCAATGTTTATAATAAATCCATTAATCATATTTACTGCGTCCGTTATCATACGATATTCACCTAAATATGTTTTAAGATTTTGTTTAACGGCCTGGTTTAAATTTGTTAAATTCTTATTTAAATCATATCCTAAAACATACATATTAATTGCAAATGGATTATTATTTTCTGCAACATTAGATTGTTTTTGATTTAAATATTTAATCAATTCTTTTTGAATATCTGTTTTAGATTTTGTTTTTAATCCATCCACTAAATTTGTAAATTCAGCAATATTTTTTGGATTGGCAAGTATTGAAGAAGGACTATTATTGTCAACCTCACCATCAGGACTAACATATACTTTTGCAACACTACCATATCTTTCAGGCATTGATAAAGCTCTTACAATATAATCTTGTCTAGTTACTGCTCTATTTTGAGAACCAAACATTGCAATTGCATTGTTTCTAATTTCATCTATTGATTCCGCACCTCTTCCACCAACAGCGGGTTCTAAATTTTCAGCTGCAACTGTATTTTTTATATCATTATATATTCTTAAATCGGTATCACTTAAAGATAACAAATCTTCTTCAAATTCAATTCTACTAATTCTATTTAAATCACCAGTATTTACATTCGATTCAACACCACCACCTACTAAATATTTTATAGTTAATGTTGTATTTGTAGGTGCTATTCCAAATGTATTTGTTTTTAAAAAATTAGAAGGGTCAATTCCTTGATTTAATCTATTAACCGAATTTGCCAATCCCAATCCTACATTTTTTGAATTTGGTAATATTCTTTCATCCGACATACTAACATCACCACTACCAAATTGTAAATCAATACTATTATCGGAATTAACCTTTACAGAAAATCTTCTAGGTACTTTTTGTACTTCTAAAATATATGGTACTGTATTTGAATATTCTGATAATGCTGTATTGTATGATGTATTTGCTTGTTCTACAAAAATAGTTTCTTGAGCTAAATAAGGTACTTCATAATATTTTATATTATCCTCATCAACAACTGAATTGATTGCAATTATATTTGAATCAACTATTGTGGCAGTTGGATAATCTACGTCATTTGTAGTAAATGAAACTGTTGTAGTTTTTTCAGTTGCAGATATTGCTTTTACTTTTTTAGTAATTAAATACCTAGATGGTTCTTGTGTATTTGGATATCTTTCATATACATCAATTTCTCTACCTTCTACCAATGAAAAGTCAACAACATCCGTACTTCTAAAAGTTACCCCTTCATTAGAATCAATTTGCAGGCCAGCTTTTATTTTAAGATAAAATCTATCGTCTGGTTTATTGGCCGTTCCTACTCCAATACTTGGAACTATTTGATATATAGTTAGTGTAGTTACAGCCGGTGATGTTAGTTTGGGTTTATATCCCATTGATTGTGCTAAAGCTAATACATTTTTCTTTTCACTTGCATATGATAGTATTGATTCTTTTAATTGGGTATCTTGATAAAAAGATAACATGTCTCCAATTGCAGCTGCCTGTTCTATAAAAATAGAACCAGGGGAAGCTTCACTAAAATCAGAATATGAATCTGGAAAATAAGTTTTAGTAAAATCAATTAAATTTTGTTTTAATGTTGCAAAATCTTTGCCAACATAATTAAAATTTTTATTTTGATTTCCCCAACTTTTATCTGAAGGTTTAAGTGCCATTATTAATTATTTACATTTATTTGTATTGTTTCGGTCAAATTAGGATTTGATATCAATGAAAATTTTATATCCAACGCAATCCTATTATTATCTATATCATTATTATCATAATCAAATATAATTTGATTTATATTAATGTTTGGTATCCAACTTTGAACGGCATCTAATATAGATGATTCTATTCTATTCTCTAAATTTTCTCCGTCAATTTGTTCAAAAACCAATAACCAAATGTCACAACCAAATTCGGGTTGTTGTACTCTTTCTCCTTTTTTTGTTAAAATTAAATTTTTTAAATTATCTTTGGCTTGAGATAGGGTGGTGTAACTAACAGGGAAAATACCATTAGAATCGGAAACTCTATTTATTCCAATACCTAATATTTTATAATTATTCTGTGTTAAATCGGTTACATTAACTTTTCCTAACTCTATCGCCATTATTTAAATCTTTTAACTAATTCCGAATAATCTCGTGTCAACGCTTTTATCGTAGCATCTTGTAATCCATCACCTGTTGATTCAAACGTTGGAACATTAGATGGTACATTTACATCTCTAAAATCCATAGTTTCCCACTCACTTTCATCAACCCTCAATTCAGGCTTAATCATATCTAATACACTTCCAACCGCTTGTGCACCTTCTTTACGTTGTTCTGCAGAAAATGGTTGAGTCATATTAAGAATCTCATTAATCATTGGGTCTTTTGAAAATTCCTTTTGTGGTCTTTGTGTTTGTTGAATTGTTTGTTGTCTTTTAACCGGTGTAGGAGTAACTTCGGTCATCTCTCTCAATGATGGAGTAGATGGTTTCTTTTGTGAGTTTAATGTAACTGCACCAGATTTGATAAGTTTAACAAGTTCTTCTTTTACTTGTAACTTAACTTCGTTTTTAACAACTTCTTTAATTAAAGTTAGTAAAATTTCTGATTTCATAATAATTGTTTTATGTATGTTTTAGTAATAAATATTTGATTTAATAATTTATCCAATAACTTTATACCCAGTCCAATTTATAATTGCAGGAGCGGGTGGGGCAGGTGGTGGATATTGTGCTATAACTGACATCGTTCCACTTACCCCTATTAAATGAAACTTTGCAATATTAACAAATGGGTCTAATAATATATTTGTTGGATATGAAAATATAAATGTTGGTGGAATAAACCATATATTTGGAATTTCTGGAATTTTATCTTTAATTAAATCATATGCCATTGCCAATAATTCCTCCTTAGTTGGTATCTTATCTTTTATCAAAGCTTTCAATTCCACCTTAGTAGGTATTTTGGGAATAGACAAACCTGGTAAGTCAAAATCAGGAATTAATCCCTCAATAGTATCTTTAACATATTTTTTAATTTCATCCTTTGTTGGCTTTTTTGGTAAATTATCTGCAATATTAACTGCAGTTTCTATTGCCGCATATATTGGTGTAAGTATTGTTTCTTCTATTGGTTTTATTATAGTTTCTTCTATAATTTTAGTAGCTTCCTCTATTAGTTTATCTGTAGCTTTTTTTATTATTTCACTTCTTTTTGGTAATTCTGGAAATGGAAATTTTATAGCTTTTTTTATTTGACTACCAATACTAGCTTTTTTCTTTTTAGCTTCTATTAATTTTTGAATAACTTCTTTTCCTTGTTTTATTATTGGATGATTTAATATCTTTGGATTTGTTATTTCTTTTTTTAAAATTTTAAGAATTGTATCATACACATTTATTGTACCAATTTCTTCAATTTCTATTGTCAAAGATTTTATTTCGTCTTCTAATTTTTTTAAGGTTTCTTTTAAAATTTTATGTGCGGTAGCTGACAATGTTAAAGATATTGGATTAGGCCCTAAGTTTTTAATTGTTCCTATTGCTGGTGGTGTAGATGGCCATCCCAATGGTTTTAATAATGGATTTGGTATTGGTGCCATTTCTGCACCTAACCAATATTCATCAAAAGCCGTAGGATATATCTCTGCTAAAAAATTATAGTTTTCTCCACCTAATGCAACTCCCTTTTCAAGAGCTCTTTTTATCGTATTGGCCATACCTGTTACATTTCCATTTATAACAGGAACTCCATAAATCATATCACCACCTCTTTTAATACATCTGTCGTATTCTTCTGCTATAAAATTGGACATACCATCCATATCATTAGCATATTGAAATGTAATTAAAGATTTGAGTACATTAATTTTATAAATCGTCCAAGACATTAGATTATTTGCTTAAATAGTTTCTTGCAGAAAGTATAACTTTAAGTTTTCCCTTTATTGCTTTAAATGCTGCAGCGTTTACTGGAACTCCTGATGGGCCTACTCCTGTTGGAATTTGAATTTTTGTGCACTCATCTAAAATATCTTCAAGTATTTTTATAAGTTCACCACCCATTACCATTTTTTGAAAATCTTCCCCGGCCTGGCTTTTGTTTGGTTTTACTCCACCTAACCAAATATTTCCTGTACCCTCTGTTCCAAAAATAATATTTCTAGTTGTTTGTAATACAATATTATTATTACTATGAATGTGTGTATCTCCAATAGAATCAACCGTAAATCTACCATCGGTTATAACTCCAGTATTTCCTTTTCCAAATATTACAAACTCAGATGCTTTTGCTGATAAAATAATTCTATCTGAATTTACAAAAAATTGATTACCTTTTAAATCTTTTGAATTTGGATATCCTGTAAATGCAACTTTCTGTTTTTTAATTGTTTCTTTAAATGGAATTTTAACTTTTCCAGAAGTAATATAAACAGATGTTCCATCCTTATCAATACTTTCTTCTATCAATGTACCAATTGGTTCACTATCTATTGCAGGATTTTGTTTATTACGAATAAAAATAGATGGTGAAGATGTTCCTCCTTTTGGATTACCATTTACATCAATTGTTTCATCCTCTGTTAAAAAAAATTCTGAAAATCTTATAGTATTACCACCTCTACCACTTATAATAGTATCACCATCTCTAGGTTGTAAAAATTTAATCTTTTCATTTACCTTATATCCACCTCTATTTTCTTTTCTTTTTGTAGTTGAATTGGCTGTATATGAACCACCGGTTAGTTGTGTATTTTTTGCATCATGTGCATTACCATCCGTTTCATTTGATGCTTCTTCACTTATAGTAGACATAGATGCCTTCTCTCTGTAATTTGAATAAGGTACATTTGTATATGGTAAATAAAATGTTTCACCTGCAATTTTAATAATAGTAATAGTTTCTCCTTTAATTGGAAATGTAAAATTATTTTTATCAAATGGAAATGCAATATCTTCTTGAACAATTGCATCTTGGTATGCATATGTTATTGCACCATATAATCTACCATCTTCTGCAGTAAAATTACTATTATCATTATATACTTTAATACCACCCTTTACTCTATCAAAAAACTTTTCATTGGTTGGATATACTTTTACAACTCTAGCTAAAAATGATTCCATTATAATTTTGTTTTAATTTCTTCAATTTCTATTTCTAAATCACCCATTTTTTCTTTTGTCTTTTCTTCTACTGCATTTATAGTATCTTCCATATCGGCAAGTAATTGTTCTTTTTCACTTTCACTTAACCAACCATCTTCACCAATACCTTTTGCTTCTGCAGCTGCCAATCTTTGTGCAATTGTTGCAAGTTTAATTAAGTGGTCATCGTTTTTAACCGATACCTCAATTAAATCTTTTATGATGGGTGCAATCACAGTTGCTTCTCCTACATTTTTAATTAGTTTGCGAAGGGATTCAATCAGTTCAGAAATGTTTTTCTTTTTGTTTAATTGATTTTCGTATATATCTTTAAATAATG